GCCACAGCCATTTTCCAGTTGTCACCAGTAGGCGTGATCTGAAGACGATGGTAATTACCGCCACCTCGGATTGACACACGGTTGTCAGAGTTTGCAGCAGAACTTGTGCCGAATGTCACAACCTCGTTGAGCAAACCACGGGAAGCCAAGGCAATCGAAGCAGAGCCGTTATCCACTTGTGGCTTTGCCATTGTCACCATTGACCTGCCACCAGTAGAAATGTCGCCTGTTTCAATCGTTGCTGTCTTATTCGCCCCGTTGAATGTCACAACCTTAGTCCCAGATGTGCCGCCAAGGAAATACTTTCCACCAGCGTAAATATTGGAGTCCAAAGACACAGCCAAAGCGTCTAATGAGGCGTTAATGTCATCCAGTTGTTCAACAGTCACAGATGCTGTTGTAGCGTCTGAAATGTAGTCAGAATCAGCCACAGCAGATGACCACTTCTTTGTTGAGAAGCTGTAAATCAGCAACATACGCTCGGCAAACTTGTTCTTGTAGTTCCACATCACCAATTTGCGAACTGGGTCAACAGCCGATGACATGGTTGTAAAGTCTGGGTCAGCATCGTTGAAGAAATACCGATCAACCTTCTCAGCGCCGATTGGTACTACTTGCTGACCATCGCACATATAAAAACCATCGTCAGACAATAAGAAGGTAAGACCCTGATACTGGCTTACAGAACCTGACGCAATACAGCCCTTTTCTCGGCTGATGTTGTCAAACTGGAAGATAAAAGGCGTACCAACATAAGTCATGCGGTGGATAGCCTTCTCCATCAGGATAAGACCAAACTCACCACCTCGGATGCCAGTAATGTGACCACCATCAGGAATGTCTTGGTAGTCAGCCTGAGTGATTTGGCTTGTTGTCCAAGTAGTCTCGTCATTGATTCCAGACCATTGGACTCGATAAGGATGATCTCCACCTGCGCTTGTCGTGTTGGCTGCAACAACAAAATCCCGCACTACGGTCACAAACTTAGCAATAGGCGCATCGTCTGCAAGGTTTCGGAATGATGTGCTTGTGTCAGCAACGAAAGACTGAAGGCGGTCACCAAAGTTGGCTGCGATTGTCCTGTTACCGAATCGAGTGAAGCGGAATCGCTGATTTGTAGGTGTGCTAAACCCTGTCTCAGTCGCAGAGATTCTGACATTGCCTGTGGTTGTCGCAGATGTCGTTGTTACTGTGAAACTATCAGCGTTAATCTTTGTGATTGTGAACTGACCATCAGTTGCAGTACCGCTTGTGAAGTTCAGATAAACAGAATCTCCAGTTTTCCAGCCATGAGCCGTGGCAGTCACGGTCAAAGTGGTAGTCCCAGACTGAGCATAAGTACCAGATGTGTACCAAACCTGAGTCAGAGCACCAACAGAATCAACCGAATAAATCTTGTCTGTGCCAGCCGCAAATAGCTTGATCGTTCCAGATTGGTCTTTTGAGAAAGCCAAGGAAAGAAGATTCTCGTCAGCCGCATCAGAAAAGTAAGCCTCAGACGGGAAAGGCGCATAGCCTGTTGCAGTCGGATAGCAGTTCTGAGCCTTGGTAATTCCACCGACCAAGCCTGGCTGATCTGGTAGCCACTCACCTAATGGGATTCGTTGAATTGTCATTGCATTAACCAAGTGTTTGAACTTGAGGCAGTCTGCGCCCAAGTGTTTGAATTACTCGCCACATCCGACCAGGTATTAGTGTTTTCACTTACCTCTGTCCAAGTGTTGTTATTTTGCGACACATCAGACCAAGAATCAACGCTAATCGGCACGTCAGACCAATTATCGCCCACACGCACCCCATTACAAGTAACAGAAGCGTTGCAGGAAATATTCCCAGAGAAGTCGAATATTGCATAAGCGCTTGCCTCTACGGTTGCCTCACAAGTGATGGAAGCCACAGCGTCAGCGGTAATCCCGCCAAGAGCCGTAACTGTTGCCGAGGCAGAAATCTGAGCGTCAGCAAGGCGAACTCGGATAGCTTCAGCAGTTACTGTGGCAGCGGCAGATATATCCGCAATACCATTTGCAACAATCCCACCAAGGCAGGAAACTGTTGCGTCAGAAGTTATCGAGGCATCGCCAAATTGGACACGGATACCAGCGGCAGAAACCGATGCTGAAGAATCAATAGCGGCAGCGCCAAATTGAACCCTTATTCCAGAAGCAGAAACAGAGGCTGAAGCGTCAACACTTCCAGCACCATACTGAACCCGTGTAGCATCGCAGGAAACGCTTGCAGAAGCGCTTACAGAGGCATCGGCATACTGAACCCTAGTCGCATCACAAGAAGCGCTTGCAGAGGCGCTAATTGAGGCAGAGGCTAATTGAACCCTGATTGCGTCAGCAGATACGCTGGCACTTGTGCTTACAGAGCCGTAAGCATCCCACCGAGTTACAGACGTTGTATAGAGTGAACTATCTAACGAAAGTGTGAGTGAATCTAGACTTGCCTTGAGGTTATCAAGGCTGTCTATTGTCCACGGTGGGAGTAAATCAGCCATCTCACGCCAAGGTCACGCTCAGAGAACCAGAGGCAACACGGAACACATCGCCTGTGGCAATGGTCTTAGAAGCGTCTAGTGCGGTGTGAAACAGCAAGTTACCAGCGGTTGATGCGTCACGGATACCAACGTGGGTAATCGTTCCCCATGAGCCACCAGCTTGCGGAAACTCAATAGCAGATGAGTTTGTAGTCACACCATTGGAAGGCGAGCCAAATGTGATCGCTTGACGAGCGTAAGAAGTGCCAGAGCACTCAGTACCAGAATCAGCGTCTGTCGGGTCACTTGTATAAAGAGCCAGATAGACGGTGGTTGGGCTTGTGTAGCTTGTATTGCGGAGAACTGCGTTAACTAACGCATTTTCCAAGTAATTCGACATTTCAGACATAGTTACCTCGTTGCAAGAGTCATTGAAAGTGGCACACCAGAATACTGAGATGATTCATCAGACCTGGTGAGCGTTGAAATTGCTCGGTCATACATTCCACCCCAAGTATTCACACGGGCATCGTTCATCAGATACGGCTCTGCCTCAAGCAAAGAAGCATATAAAAGCGCATCAGGAGCGTTTGCCAGAAAAGCGTTACTTGTGTTTGAGTCGCTCAAGAATGTAGGAGCAGAGTAGTAAAGCAGTTTCAGGGTGTATGCAGAATCAGGCACAGGAGCCAACTGGAACTCACTCGCCAGAATCGTATAGTCCAATGGCTTACCGCTTTCGGTTGTCCGAGTGTTTCGGCTAAAAGCTGATGGGCTTGAGTAAGTCAAAGGCTGAACAGGATTCGTCACCACGATAAAGTCACGAATCTCTAAAAAATCACTTGGCAACTCAACAGTAGAGTCACCACTTGTTGCGGTTGTTGTAACAGACTTCAACATTTGGCGAATACGCAACTCACGGCGCAAACGAAGTTCAGCAAATCGAATGAAATCCGTGATTTGGCTGGTTAAGTCAGTCCGAGCCAAGTAATTGGCTACCGCTGTCTGCAATTCTGAATAACTTGCAATGCTCATACATCATCCCAACCATATTCGTAAGTTCCAATATGCCTGATGTGCTTTGATAGATCATGGTCTACAACAGTCTTGAAACCAGCATCTACCGCTTTTGCACAAAAGTAAATATCTTCACCGATTGTCCCACCTTTGTCGGTTTGCTCAAACCAGAACCAAGGTTTCGGAGTCTTTTGGAACACTTCCTTGCGGATAAGCACCATCCCAAAACCAACCCCTAGAACTTCCTCTAAACCAGTCTTATCTTTGCTCGTTACCTTAACCAGATCGTTTTTCTCTGGGTCAATGTCCAAAGCTGTCGGCAAGACAGGAAATCTGCGAGTCGTTGCGTTCACACCAACAATGGGCAACTTACGGGAAAGCAAAATCTGAAGCGCATCCTTTGGGAAACGCATATCAGAGTCAATCCAAAGAATAGCGTCAGCGCCATCTTTAATCGCTTCCTCTGCAAGCCTTTCTCGCTGGTTAAATATCAATGTGCCAGGCACTTGATAAATCAACAACGAGCCACCTTTAGCGCATCTCGTCACACCTTCATAAGCACAGAGTTTCGCCAAGTCAAAGGCGAATCCCGTCATTACTGTGTCACGGCATGGAACGCAAATGGCAACCTTCATATCTGTCCTGGTCGAGTTCTGAAGAACCGATTATCAGGGTCATTTAAGAAGATTCGGAATCTTTTTTCATCAACAACGGCAAAACCTCGCATGATTCCCTGTTTGTTCAGGTCATCAATCACCACGTTTGGAAGGCTTGCGATCTTTGTCCACTCGCCCCACTTGGCACGTTCATCAATAGCGTTGAACTGAGCCTTGTTGTTTTCCAGAATGGCTGAAATGTCTTGCTTAGTCTCAATGAAGTGATTTCCATCTAAGTCATGGAAATTCGTAGTTTTTCCGTTTTGTGTTGCTATGTGTCGCATAGAAAAAGGGGGGTGATTAGCCCCCCGTGTGATTAAGAAGTAGACAAGTCAGCGGCGATGCCGTGTGCTGCTTCGTTACGCATTTCCAAAGTCAACTCAGCCAAAATCTGAGTCTTCTCTGCGTCACCAGCCTTAGCCAATTCGTTTGTGGCGAATGGGCGCAGGTAAGCAACTGCTGCGTACTCGGGGTCAAGCACCAAAGCGTCACGGGTACGCATGAAGCGGTTAGGCACAACAGACATAGTGCCGAAATCGCTCATGTACACATCAGCAGCACCGATGATGGTGGTAGGCATATCGCCAGGAGCCATGTAACGCTGTGCAGCGATACCAGCAAAGCCAGACACGGTTTGCTTTTGGAATGGGCCAACCATCAAAATCTTGGGGTTGCCGCCAGAAGAATAAACCTTCTGAACCACATCCTTCAAGATGGTTTCGGTGAAAGCACGTTGAGTGCCATCGGTACGGGTAGACACACCGATAGTGGTGGGGTCAGCACCAGCGGTAGTGCCAGACGACTTGCTAGTGTTGGTCTTAATCCAAGACAGCATTGCGCCCATAGTGCGAGCAGTCGATGCGTCACCAGCAGAACGGCCTTGGTTGGCAGTCAAGATGGTTTCGATGTCACGCTTCAATTCAGCAGAGGCTTTGCTCAACTGATAGGCTTTTTCGCTCTTACGGCCTGCTTTGTCAACAGACTCCAAAGTGCCAGAAATCTTGATGGTTTTCTGAACGATTTGGGTGTAGTTGCCCAAGCGGGTTGTGGGCGACATGGTAGCGTCAGAAGCGTCAGCACCTTCAACTGCGGCGTTAGCAGTAGTTGCGGCAGCCAAGCTGTCAGTTTGCCACTCGTGGTAAACAGCAGTAGCCTTTGCACGAGCCAAAGTGTTCAACAGGGGAGTGTCGGTGGGGCTGATGTTATAGATAACATCGGAGAGGTCTTCACGCTGACCAATAGCGGTGTAGGTTTGATAAGTTGCCATTTTAAAGCTCCAAAATTACAAGAATTTCTCAAAAAGTAAGGCTGCATCACGGACTTTGCCAGTTTGCTTGAGCCTTTGCGACAGTTTTTTGTTCTGTTCCATATCCGCATTACGGGGCGCTGAGTTACCAGCCTTCAACATCTTAGGAGCAGCCTCAACCTTCTTTGCGATTACTGGCTTCTTACTCTGAAGTTGTTGATACTTCATCCCATGATACAGATTCAAAACAGCCCTAGAGTCATACAAACTTGCAAGCTCTTGGTCACTCCAACCCACAGATTTGGCGTACTCACGAATATCCTTGCGGATTTGGTCGCCTTGCTTTGGGTCGCCATAACCAGGAATCAGGCTAGTCAACTTTTGACTTTCTTCAGCGAGATGTTGTTGCAAACGCTCAGATTGCTCCGCTTGTTGCTGTTGTGCAATGCGTTGCTGCTCTTGTTGCAGGATTGCTAACTGCTTCTCTCGTTGTGCCTGTTCAGCGACTTTCACGGCATAGCCGATTGGGTCGGTTTCCTTGAGAACTTCCAAATTTTCACCCTTGTTCTGTTGCTGGAGAAATTGCTCCATCATTTGCAGACGTTGGGCGTACTGATCTCTTAATTTGTTTGCTTCCTGAATCTTCGCTTTTTCTGCCTCAACAGCTTTGCGTTCTTCAGCAAGTTTCTGGGTTTTCTTGGTGTAATCTGCGCCAAGTTGGTAGCCCTCAATAAGTTCAGTCTCAGTTACTTCACGCTCCTCGCCAGCGGCTTTCACCTTAAAAGTGCGTGTAGGCTGTTCCTCAACTTCTTCAGAATCTACCAACTCAGACTCATCGACCTCAACATATTCCTCTGGCGCTTCCTCAGTTTCGGGTTGGCTCTCGGCTCCCTCTGCTGCATCCATCATCCCAAGAAAAGCTGCTGCGGCTGTGTCCACCGTCAGCGTTCCACTACCTTGCGGTGTCGTGTTCTCGCTCATTTGATTCCCAATTTTTACAGTCTAAACCGTAGACCACGGATTACAGGATTTTCCACTTCTTCTCGCTTATCTGCTTTGTTGCAGCCAACGATTCAAAGTGCCCTAGAATTGATTGTAATGCGTTTATCTTCATATACGCAACCTCTCTTTCGTCAATCTGGTGGGATTGCGAATGAATAATCTTGTTCATCTCGATGGTTTTCAGGGCTTCAATCTCGCCCTTGAAAAAGTCATCGTTCAGCAGATTTTTAGCTAGTTGTGGTTTGTCCAAGGATTGACCCCACGATTTGATTTATGTCCACAGGACTGCCCATCGGTGTCTGCTGCTGACCAGCGGCGAACATCTCGTTAAATGTCTGGCTCCGAGGCAGATTCTGCCATTGAGTTCCCTGCAAGGAAACGCCTGGGAATAAGTCCTCGAAAGTGACATTCTGGACAGGGCTGTAAGTGTAGGTAGGTGAAGTCCAATCTTCTGGAATTGGCACTTGGGCAAATCCTGGTGGCGCAGAACTTCCACCACCACCAATATCACTTAATCCAAGCGGGTCACCAGTTAGAGCGTTGACCAAAAGACCAGCCCTAGCTACATCTAAAGCATTTTTTAAAGTTGCTCCACCAGAAGCTACGCTAGAACCTGCTCCAACTCCAGCGGCTTTATCTGCGTTTCCAGCTATTGTTGAAGTTACAACATCAGCCGTAATTGGTTGCGCTAATTGATTTGTCAATAATTGCTCTGCTGCAACAGCGCTAGCAACTTCTGGAGTCATTCCAGCAGCAATATTGGCGGCAACAGGGTCGTAAGCCATAGCCAAATCGCCAAGAGTAGCTGTTCCAACATTAGCTCCAGCAGTCGCTGCGCCTGCGGTTGTTGCTTCTCCCAATGCGGGCAAACCATAAGCAGCGGCAGTAAATAATGCTGCAGCTTTTAAAGGGTCTCCGCTAATCCAGTCGTTTACAGCACCCAAAGTATTGTCAAGAAACCCAAAACCACCGCTGCTTGGAGAAGAGACAATACTTACTTGATCTTGTGTTTGTAAAGGAGAAAGAGTACCTGTAGACGGATTTAATGTTGTATTGATTGTGAAATTCTGGTTTGTACCATATTCTGCTGGTGCGGCAGTTTGAAGAATAACCTGTCCATTACCTATATCTTTAGCGCTTACATTAGGAAAAATTGTTCCGTCTTTAGACACCAATACTTGTTGCCAAGAGCCAATATCATCAGGCCCTGAACCAACAATTTGCCATTCTAATTTTGCATCACCAGAATTTACAGCTTCCAAAGCATCTTGAATAAGTTGCCTTTGTGTGTTTGTAGTGCTGTAATATTTTTTTTCAGTAGTAGCCATACTTATCCTGGTATTTCAACGTTAGAAGTGATGCCAGCGCCGACCTTCATGGCTTTCATTTGGGCTTCGGCTAAGAATTCCTCTTGTTTCAACTGGAGTTCAGCGGCTGCTTTTTCACGCTCAAACTGGAGTCGTGCGGCCTCTTTTTCACGCATCAACTGAATCTCGGCAGCGGCCTTTTGTTGGGCAAGTTGAATGTCAGCCTGCGCCTTGGCCTGCTGTGCCTGAATGTCGGCCTGAGTCTTAGCCATGTAAGCCTGCACTTCTGGCGGGACTTGTTGCTGTTGAGGTTGCGGGTTGGAAAGTTGTTGGTCAAGTTCAGGCGGGATTGCCTTGTAGAACTCGGCAGAATCCTTGAATCCTGCGGCTTCCACCATCCGACCCAAAGTGTTGCGGTACTGACCCATCGAAACCAGCGGATTGGCAGGGCCCATTGTCTGAAGAACTTGCTCTTGTTTGGCAAGAACCATGTTCAGCATTGCCATCTGTTCTTGACGGTTGCCAGCACCCAAGCCAACGTTAATGTCCACATCGTACTGATTCGACCACTCACGTGGGTCAAATTGGACATATTGACCACGCATCCGAATAATACGAGGCTTGTCTTGGTACTTGCAGAGCAGGTGCAGAATACCTTGGAACAGCGACTTAACGCCAGTTTCAGCAAAGATTCTGGCAATCATCTCAATCTTGCCAGCGGCAGACTGTTGCATAGACGCAACAGCGGCGGCAGTCACATTCTGCAAGATAGACGGGTCAAGACCTTGTGAAGCCTCTGTCACGCCTGTGCGTTTCTGTTGGACAGAATCAAGATATTGCAGGAATGGGAAGGTTTGACCAGCGATTGATTGAACATTCAACTGGCTGACAGCTCCAGCAGACTTCACACGAATCACGCCACCAGCGCTTGAGGTCAGCAGGTCATCAAGGTTTACCTGACCATCCACAGCGGTCACACGAGCGTTGTTTGTCAGATACAGGTTGTCCAGAATCTGACGGGTCAGAGTCGTTTTGATTAGCTGAATGTCCATTGTGCGATCTGCCATAGATTCGCCAAAGAACTTGTGTGGGGTAGGAATCGGGCAGAGCGAGTGGAAAGGAATGTAGTCGGTTTCCTCATCGCTCAGAATCTCGTTTGAAGCGTAGAACACTTGGCGCAGTTCAGCGATACCGTCACCATCAATGTCGGCTCTGACATAGCACTCAAAGACCTCAACAGTCTGCATTGCTTCGTCAATCGAGATTCCATCGTCAGGATTCTC